AAAAAGCCAAAGACTTTCTAACACTTCGAGTTCCAAACCTTGAAGTCAAGATTGTCAACTTTAAAAACATCACCGTAAATGGCGATAAATGCCGTTCAGTCTATGAGGCAAAACTCGTCATTATGGAAATGCTATGATCTATACATCACTTCCTAAACGTAAACCAAAGAAACCAAATGCTGCACAGCGCCAATTGCATGCAGATTGGGAAGCTATTCAGAAAAAATATGCTCCTAAAAAACCATTGATGCGCGCCGATACTTCCTTTAGTTATTCGCTACCACCACCACCCGGCCGTAGCACCTCACATCACATTCCAAGTCGCAGCACTGGTGAAGGTATTGGTTCGTCCAAGCCAACTATGCTGTACACCGGTGACAAGATGCTTGGAATTGGCACACTGCATAAATCAAATGCGGTGCCTGTCTTCAGTGATCATGAAGCAAAAGAAATGGCGCGTATGCGCCGTGGTTGATTGTACATTTAATAATAATTGTAATATAATAAACTATGAATCGCAAACAAATTGAATTTAATCTTTCAGAAGCTCATTTATATAATCAATCGTTTAAGATTGAAGAAATCTACATAGAGTTGATTAACACTAAGGGCAAACTTGATCGATGGTTTACGAAATACATTGATATGTTTGATGAGAAAATGAATACACTTCCCACTAATCATCCTATTTGGAAGTTATATAACGCAAAGTTTGATCAATATAGTGAGCTCAACCAGACTATTAAAACTGCAGAATACTATATGAAGAAAGCTTAATATGTTCAAAGGCGCATCTGCATTCTCTCTTCATATTGAAGAAATCGTAAAAACTTCCAGAGTATCACATATGGACGCAGTCCTAAAGTATTGCGCTGATAATTTTCTAGAGCCAGACGACATTAAAAGTCTCGTTAATAAACCACTAAAAGATAAGCTTGAACGCGATATGCGTGAAGCCAATCTGCTTCCTAAACAAGCAATGTTGGATGTGTAATGGGCACAGAACAAGATAAATTAAAGCATAGCAAACGTATTCATCAAGATGAAGTTCACATTGCTAAAAATGTGAGTGTTGCTAAAGCGTATGGAATTCCAGTAAAGAATGGTGAAGAACACCGTTTGCATAAAGTTAATGGAATCACGTGTGGCAACCCTAAGTGTGTTATGTGTATGAATCCACGTAAATCATTTAACGAACTTACTATGCAAGAAAAGAAATTTATTCAAAGAGAAAAATGGAATGACAACACCGAACCCAATATGTAAATTAGAATGTAGGTTTACATCCACATTTAGTATGACCACTGCTGCGTACTATCCACCAGTTTATGATAAACACGGAGTTAATCTTAATCCAGATATGAATATCACTTCAACTGTTGTTTATTGTTCAGTGTGTAGTAGATCATGGAATAGTTCTACCCAAAATGGTGTAACAACTTTTACCGAAATATTGTGATTGAAGCTTTTGCAACATACAAATACTTTATGGCAATTAAGTTGCATTTTACAACTGATCGCTATGATGTATTTCAAGCAAATGGAAAAGTCTCTGGATATCGTGCAGCATTTGAAAAGCGTAATGATAGATTCTTATTTGATAAAATCGGACGTAAGTTTGATCAACCGCGTGATTTAATTGATTACTTTGTCGCTAATTTTGCCTATGGTAATAAGAGCGTGATCTATTCAAGTGAATCAACGGAATATCATGAAGTGTGGACTAAGCGAAAAGAATCTCGAACTCATATGTTTAAAACACAAATGTCTGATATTAAAAGTTATCTAGAAAAGAATAATCTCGAGTATGAAGATTTGTTTAATATAGATAATAACGTGCCAGAACTTCTAAGTTTATATGTTGGTGGACATGTGCATTTAGAAACTATGGTTATCTTAGACGAATTTGAAAACTTCCTTCCACAATGGGAACCACTCGTTATGCTTTGGGGCGATCAACTCCGCATCATCAATAAGACAAAAAAGTTTGTCAAGTTCGATAAAACTAAGATACAATCAATCTATCAACAATATAAAGAATCATTTGCAGAACTTTAACATGGGCCGTACACAAAACTATGACGATCGAGACGATGATCGTAAGACAATAAAAAATAAATTTGCTAAACCCGCAAAACACACGAGAAATACCCCGGGAAGTGGGATGCGCGTTATAAATAAATGGTCAGAGGAATTAGTCGACTTAGATGTTGATGATGAGGACTTTGATGATAACGCAAAATACTTCGCAAATCGTAAATAAACCGTACACTTCGTACATTAAAGGAAAATATCATGGACATTAATACACTTCGCAAAATGCGCAATACAGACTTCGGTAAAATCTCTACCGAGTTCAACAAGATCGCTAATCCTCAAAGCGAATCAAAGTCTTATCAAGACGACCGTTTCTGGAAATTAGAAGCGGACAAAGCCGGTAATGCTACCGCAACTATTCGATTCCTCCCGCGTGCTGAAGGCGACGAACTCCCTTGGGTTCGAGTGTTCAATCACGGGTTCCAAGGACCTACTGGTAAGTGGTACATCGAAAACTCTCTAACAACACTTGGTGAGAATGATCCTGTAGGTGAGTTGAATTCTCGTCTATGGAATACTGGCAATGATGCTGATAAAGAAGTCGCTCGTAAACAAAAGCGTCGCCTACAGTATATTGCCAATATATTAGTCGTATCAGATCCTAAGCATCCTGAGAACGAAGGACAAGTTCGCTTGTTTAAGTTCGGTAAGAAGATCTTTGACAAGATCATGGATAAAGCACGTCCTACTTTTGAAGACGAAACTCCAGTCAATGTGTTTGACTTATGGGAAGGCGCTGACTTTAAACTTCGTCAACGTAAGGTTGAAGGTTATCCTAACTACGATCAGTCGGTGTTCAATGCACCAGCACCAGTTGCTGAAGACGAGGACGCAATTCTTGCTATCGTAAACTCTCAACATAAGTTGGCTGAGTTCCTCGATAGAAAGAACTTCAAGACCTATGAAGAACTATCACGTAAGTTGGTATCTGTTCTGAATAGCGAGATGGCAACTCCAACTGCTGCGAGCATGGAAGAGGAAGAGGAATATACACCACCAGTTCGTCAAACTGCAAAGCCTGCAGTGAAGATCTCTAAGCCATCAAATGACGACGACGACGAAGCAATGAGTTACTTCAAGAAAATTGCAATGGAAGAATAATCTATTCGTAGATAAAGCAAAGGGAGACTTCGGTCTCCCTTTTTATTGGAATGATATGAACAATGAAATAAAATACTTAGTCTATAAGAACAATATAAACATAGGTTCATTTAAGAACTTAGCTCTTGGCATTGCTCAAATTAAATCTACATGTTTAGATAACATTGATGTGTATCAAATACGAGATATAGTAACACAAGAAGTATTATGGGATGGATTAATAAACGGCTCTACCACTAATATATCTATCGACACTTGATTCATTTGTACGAACATTGGATATTACTTTTGATATAGAAGTCTGCTTAACATTGTTGTTGACTGTAGGAGCACTTATAATATTAGATGACATTGGTTTACCAGCAATTTCTGCGTTTTCAGCGGATTTGTTGTAAAGACTATCACCTACGCTTGGCTCATCATCATCTTTATATTTTGCGGCAAGATCTACAAATCCTTTAGGTGCATCACCAGGCTCAGGCGCATCGTATTCTGCTCGTGCATCGATACCCTTAGCTTTTAATGACTCTTCCATTTTTACTAGCGCGGCGCGAAAACGAGCTTCTCCAGCATCTAAGCCGGGATCTCTATCTTCAAACACAGTTTTGCCTCCACTATCACGCGCAGAATCAAGGAAGTCTAATTGTGTTCTAAGTCTATTATACTCAAGTTGTTCTGGAGACAGTGTTGATACTTCAGGATTAAGTACATCACCAAGTTTTGTTAATGGTATTAATGCTTCAGGTCCTGCTTCTCCAAACTTTCCTACTGTTGTTTCAGTAGCAATTCCGCCTTCTTTAAATTGTGGAATATCTAATCTTCTTGGATCAGTTGCTGCATATTCAGAAGAACTTCTTCCAGCACCAGCATCACTATTTCCAGATGGAAGCGCTTGTCCTACAGATTCTTCTGTACTTTCTTTCTTAAATGGATAAAATGGTCCTATTGAAACTTTAGTACCAATAACAGGAATAGTAAAACTAATTTCTGGAATTCCAATGCTTTCAACCATTGATAATATTTGATCTTTAATATTCTTAAAAAAGTTTACAAGCGGTTCGAGGAATTCTGCGAGTGGTTCTACTATATACTTTTGGAAAGAGTCACTAAGAAATGTAAAGAAGTTTTGAACTGGTTCAATAATATAGTCGTTTACAAATCCACTAAAAGCTTTAACGACCGTTTTAAGCGTGTCAGCGTCGAATAATCCAAACGTTAAGAAACTCAATATTCCACCAAGACCAGCAACAATAGCTTCACTAATAGAACCAGTTTCAGAGAATACTTTAAACCCATCCATGAGACCATTTACTAAAGAACCAATGATCATTGCTGGAAGCGCAATTTTACCAAGAAACTTTAACAAGTTCTTTGGACTAAACGTAGACTTAAGAGTAGTCATTAGACTACCTGTAATTTCAGATAGCATTTCAGATAGCATTGATAGCATTCCACCAGATTCACCAGATGGTATAGGTCCGGCAGCAATGATACGCCCATCACTAGCTGGTGCACCAGCTAGCTTACCAGCTACCTTAATAGGCTTAGTATTAATTACTATTTGTTTAAGCAAGAAGATTTGTTGATTGCCAATTTTAGAACTTGGTTCTTTAGATTTAGATAATGCAGTATTTCTTTTTTCTTTAATATTTTCTTTAGCAACTTCAGCGGAAGGTTTTGGATCTAACTTTATTGGTATTTCAGTTTCGTGAGTAGCTGCTAACGATGATTTAGCAACTTCTTTACTCTTTTTAGATTTACTAGTTTCTTCTTTAGCAAATGCAGCTCTTTTGTCATGTTTAGCGTATTCTTCGGTATGAACTTGTCTAGTTGCTAATAGTTCTTTACCCTTTTCTGTCGTAGCCATTTGTTCATCTGTTAAAGCACCCGCTGCTCCTCCAGCCATCTTTTTGAATTTGTCAATTTCTTCTTCGTTGGCTTTTATGTTTTTAGAAGCAGTTTGAGATTTAGCAAATGAGCCTTTGAGTTCTTTGTCTGATGCAGTTGAACCCAATGCTTTTTGTTGTTTAAT